GGAGCACAAGGAGCCACAGGAGCACAAGGAGCCACAGGAGCACAAGGAGCTACCGGAGCAGGAACTACAGGAGCACAAGGAGCCACAGGAGCACAAGGAACCACAGGAGCACAAGGAGCAACAGGCGCACAAGGAGCCACTGGCGCACAAGGAGCAACAGGCGCACAAGGAGCCACTGGCGCACAAGGAGCAACCGGCGCACAAGGAGTAGAAGGTCCATTAAATCAAATTCTTCATACTGGACAAACCATAAATACCACCGCTGGCACGACTTCAGGTGCGCTAATTGACGAATTAGTATTTGATACCACAAGTGGTGGTAACAGCGAGTATGAAATCAATCTCAAATCAGTATTACCTTGGGCTTTCTCATCACCTCAAACATATAATAGCTTACCAAGCCAGGGCTCCGTCATTCCTGCAGGAAAATTTAATCAGTGCGTTTGGTTAAGAATAAAAAAACCACTTATTACGGACTTCACTCCGTCACCTGTGACAGCACCAGATGATGTATGGGTTCCATGTTATTGGCACGATGTGAATGCTACATCAGTAAATATTTCCATTAATTGGAACCATGCTTTTGAAAATAATAATCCTCATACACAGGGTGTACAACAAAATCCACAAATGAATACTTTCCTTACAACGGATCCAATTGGTATGCAACATATTCCAGTAGATCAAGGCTATCCATTTAGTTCTACGACATGGAATGCATCACTAGTAGAAAGAGCAGACTATATGTTCACAAATTGTCCAGGTCTATCACAGATACATGATTTTCCAGATAATAATACGCCATGGCAGTTTGACAGTATTGAAACTTGTGATTATATGTTTTGGAAGTGTGAAAATTTTCAATTTACACCAAATCAAACTTTAACGCAATGGAAATTTCCAGCAACAGTTGGTACAAGTGCTTCTCAAACAATTAGTATGAAATCTATGTTTGACGGTTGTATCAAATTTAATGAAGAAATACGATGGGAAAATCCATCAAATAATTCTACCACTAGAAAAGTGCGAGAAACAACTAAGATGTTTTATGATTGTTTTGAATTCACAAATGGACAAACATCTACACAATTTACATTTTCTACAGATAGTTTACTAGAGGCAGGTTTTATGTTTGGTAATTGTACAATATTTAATAGTAACATTAACTTTATTAACTCAAATAATACTCAAGTTCCTAATTTTAATAATACAATAAATTTAAATAATTCAAGTGGAATGTTTCAATACGCACTGAATTTTAATAATGGTGAGCCTGTAAATATTTCTGCACCAAATAGCCCATTAATAATGACAATGAATGGTAATAATAATGTATCTCAAATGTTTTTAAACGCAAGCAGTTTTAATCAAAAATTAAAACAAGAGAGCAGTGGAACAAGTAGTTCACTAATTGATTGGGACTTAACTGCATGCACTGATATGTCTAGTATGTTTCAAAATGCTGCGAACTTTAATAATGGCGATTCAACAACACCTTCATTTGGTATTCCTTTAATATTTAATAATACTGGTAATAATGTTACAAATATGGAACATATGCTCTCTGGTTGTTCAAGTTTTAATCAGAAATTATTAGTTGATCTTGGAGCAATTCCAGATGGTGTATTAAATATTTCTAATCCTTTAGAAAACATGTTAGCAGGAACTAACATGTCAGAGCCAAACTATACTGCTACATTACAGAATTGGATAGATTCACTAAGTGGTCATCCTTATACCAGCCCCCTAACAAAAAAAGTGCCATTAAATATTGAATTTACAAGACCATTATTTGTGACGACCCCTACACCTGGAACCTTACAGGCAGGTGCGGAAAATAAATTGTCTAGCCCACCGTGGAATTGGACATTTATTTAATAGTTTATATTGAAATTTAGAAAAGATAATTAATATTATCGCGTAGTTTACATAAAATAGATATTTGGATAATTATTTTGTTAAATTAAATAATATAGATATTATTTATAATGTCGTTTAACAACTGGAAAGGGTTTTCCTGGGATAATAATACATCTACTTTAGATGTATCAGCCGGTAATATCGGTGTTAATAGTGATATATACTTTAGAAATACTAACGCAACATTTAAAGGAACATATGATTCATTAAAAAACAAACCAAATCAAGGATACAAATACAAATATTCAAATAATTTGGTAATGAATAGTGTATCGTCGGGAACATTTAGATTTAATAAAAGTGATATTAAATTATCAACTAAATTTTCAATTAATAAATTAGACAATGAAGCGAATAATCTTATTAGTTTATTAGAATTATTTCATAAATCAAATAATAGTAGTAAATCGTTAGTATCTATTACAGATACAACAAATTATGAAAATAAGGTTGTATTTACAATTGAGAGTTTAGATAGTGAATCAACAAATCTAAAAATTTATAATATAAAGGATATTGTGAGGTTAAAAAATCAGTTTTCTAACAATGCGATATGCATGTTAGAGGTATCATTAATTGGTAATAAAGGTGATAGTGGTTTAAAAGGAGATCAAGGATTAAAAGGAGAACTAGGTGATCAAGGTATTCAGGGTCTTGAAGGATTAAAAGGAGACAAAGGTGATAAAGGAGACAAAGGTTTTGTCGGAGATCAAGGTATTCAGGGTTTAAAAGGTGACCAGGGTATTCAAGGAATTGAAGGATTAAAAGGTGAAATTGGTGATACTGGTGCAAAGGGAGAACAAGGTATTCAAGGTATTAAAGGAGATCAGGGTATTCAAGGATCAAAAGGTGATAATGGTGATACTGGTGTTAAAGGCGATCAAGGAGATCAAGGTGTAAAAGGTGATCAAGGTTTAAAAGGTGATCAAGGTATTCAGGGAGTGCAAGGTATTCAGGGATTAAAAGGAGAGATTGGACCTGATGGTATTCAAGGTATTAAAGGTGAACAGGGTGAAAAAGGTGAAAAAGGTGATCAGGGTATACAGGGTATACAAGGAGTAAAAGGTGAAGAAGGCGACAAAGGATTAAAAGGTGATGAAGGTATTCAAGGTGTAAAAGGTGATCAGGGAGTTCAAGGATTAAAAGGTGATCAGGGAGTTCAGGGTGTTCAGGGATTAAAGGGAGACAAGGGTGATATTGGTGCACGAGGTGAAGCATTTAAAGTAGATGAATTCAATGTTATTTTAACAGATGAAAAGGTAGAACAGCTTCAAAACACTTCAAGCGCATCGCCAGAAGATTTTTATCTATTTGTTGTTTCTAGCGATATGCGTTCACCAGAAAATAAGAGTAAAATGGCTCTATTAGACGATCTAACTTTACATGTTGTAGCATATGATGGTACAAATTTTGTTTCATATGGTCAATTTACAGGTATTCAGGGTGAAACTGGTAAACAAGGTCCAGAAGGTTTAAAGGGTGAGAAAGGTGATCAAGGAATAAAAGGGGATGATGGTTTAAAAGGAGACAAGGGAGATAATGGTATTCAAGGTGTTCAAGGAATTCAAGGTATTCAAGGATTAAAAGGTGATCAAGGTTTAAAAGGTGATCAAGGGTTAAAAGGCGATCAAGGATTAAAGGGTGATCAGGGAGATAAAGGTGATGAAGGCGTTCAAGGCATTAAAGGAGATAAAGGTGATGATGGTGAACAGGGTATTCAAGGTATTCAGGGATTAAAAGGCGATCAAGGATTCAAGGGTGATCAAGGTAATCAGGGTCCTCAAGGATTAAAAGGAGACCAAGGATTAAAAGGCGATCAAGGATTAAAAGGTGATCAAGGTATTCAAGGAATTCAGGGTGAAAAAGGTATAGATGGGTTAAAAGGAGATCAAGGTGTACAAGGTATTCAAGGAATTCAGGGTGAAAAAGGTATAGATGGGTTAAAAGGAGATCAAGGTGAAAAAGGTATTCAAGGTGTACAGGGATTAAAAGGGGATAAGGGTGAGACTGGTGATAAAGGCAATAAAGGTGATCAGGGCGAAAAAGGTGTACAGGGCGAACAAGGTATTCAAGGAGTGAAAGGCGATCAAGGTGTCCAAGGATTAAAAGGTGATCAGGGTGATCAGGGTGTTCAGGGATTAAAAGGTGATAAGGGTGATACTGGTGCGAGAGGCGAAGCATTCAAAGTAGATGAATTCAATGTTATTTTAACCGATGAAAAAGTAGAACAGCTTAAAAACACTTCAGGTGCATCACCAGAAGATTTTTATTTATTTGTTGTTTCTAGTGATATGCGTTCACCAGAAAATAAGAGTAAAATGGCTCTATTAGAAGATTTAACACTACATGTTGTTGCGTATAATGGTACAAATTTTGCTTCATATGGACAATTTACAGGTATTCAGGGTGAAACTGGTAAACAAGGTCCAGAAGGGTTAAAAGGTGATAAAGGTGATACTGGAGACCAAGGTATTCAGGGTTTTCAAGGATTAAAAGGAGATCAGGGTATCCAGGGTGTTCAAGGATTAAAAGGAGACCAAGGTCTACAAGGTGTTCAGGGGGTAAAAGGAGATAAAGGAGAGAAAGGTGATCAGGGAGATAAAGGTGATGAGGGTATTCAAGGCATTCAAGGATTAAAAGGAGATCAAGGTATTCAAGGTATTCAAGGTGTTAAAGGTGAAAATGGAATAACTGGTGAAAAAGGAGATCAAGGAATACAGGGGGTTCAAGGATTAAAAGGTGATAAAGGTGATAAGGGAGATGAAGGTATACAGGGTATACAAGGCATTCAAGGATTAAAAGGTGATAAAGGAGATAAAGGGGATGAAGGTATAGAAGGTGTTCAGGGTCCTCAAGGATTAAAAGGTGATCAGGGTGATAAAGGTGAACAAGGTATTCAAGGTCTACAGGGATTAAAGGGAGATAAAGGTATTCAGGGTGATAAAGGTGATCAAGGTTTAAAAGGTGAAGATGGTAACAAAGGCGATAAAGGTGATCAGGGTATTCAAGGTGTTCAAGGATTAAAAGGTGATCAAGGTGTTCAAGGATTAAAAGGTGATCAGGGTGATCGGGGTGTTCAGGGATTAAAGGGAGACAAAGGTGATACTGGTGCGAGAGGCGAAGCATTCAAAGTAGATGAATTCAATGTTATTTTAACAGATGAAAAAGTAGAACAGCTTCAAAGTACATCTGGAGCATCGCCAGAAGATTTTTATCTATTTGTTGTTTCTAGTGATATGCGATCGCCTGAAAATAAGAGTAAAATGGCTCTATTAGAAGATCTAACCCTACATGTTGTAGCCTATAATGGTACAAATTTTGCTTCATATGGTCCATTTACTGGTATTCAGGGTGAAACTGGTAAAGAAGGTCCAGAAGGTTTAAAAGGAGATCAAGGCATTAAAGGAGACCAAGGTATTCAGGGTATTCAAGGAGAAAAAGGAGATCAAGGTATTCAGGGTATTCAGGGATTAAAAGGTGATCAAGGTGTACAGGGTATTCAGGGTTTAAAAGGAGACAAAGGAGATAAAGGTGAACAGGGTGATAAAGGTGACGAAGGTATCCAAGGTGTTCAAGGTGTTAAGGGCGACCAAGGATTAAAAGGAGATCAAGGTGTTCAAGGTATAAAAGGTAATAATGGTATAGATGGTGAAGATGGATCTCAGGGTGATCAAGGTATTCAAGGTATACAAGGTGTTCAGGGGTTAAAAGGTGATAAGGGAGATAAAGGCGATACTGGTAATCAAGGTATACAAGGTATTCAGGGTCTAAAGGGTGATAAAGGAGATCAAGGAAATAAAGGAGAACAAGGTATTCAAGGTTTAAAAGGAGATACAGGCGAAAATGGTTCTGATGGAATAAAGGGTGATAAAGGTATTCAAGGTATTCAAGGTTTAAAAGGAGATACAGGAACCCAAGGTGTTCAAGGTATTCAAGGTTTAAAAGGAGACCAAGGCGTTCAAGGTGCTAGTGGAGAAACTGGTGATCAAGGTATTCAAGGTATTCAAGGTCCTCAAGGATTAAAAGGTGATCAAGGTATTCAGGGATTAAAGGGTGATCAAGGTATTCAAGGTCCTCAAGGATTAAAAGGTGATAAAGGCGATCAAGGCATTCAAGGATTAAATGGTGATGAGGGTGTTCAAGGCATTCAAGGATTAAAAGGAGACCAGGGGGAACAAGGTGTTCAGGGATTAAAAGGAGACCAGGGTGATACAGGTGCACGAGGCGAAGCGTTCAAAGTAGATGAATTCAATGTTATTTTAACCGATGAAAAAGTAGAACAGCTTCAAAGTACATCTGGAGCATCGCCAGAAGATTTTTATCTATTTGTTGTTTCTAGCGATATGCGTTCATCAGAAAATAAGAGTAAAATGGCTCTATTAGAAGATCTAACTTTACATGTTGTAGCCTATAATGGTAAAAATTTTGCTTCATATGGACCATTTACCGGTATTCAGGGTGAAACTGGTAAACAAGGAGACCAAGGTTTAAAAGGCGATAAAGGTGATACTGGTGATCAAGGTATTCAGGGACCTCAAGGATTAAAAGGAGATCAGGGTATCCAGGGGGTTCAAGGATTAAAAGGTGACCAAGGTCTACAGGGTGTTCAGGGAATAAAAGGAGACAAAGGAGATAAAGGCGATGAGGGTGATAAAGGTGATCAGGGCATCCAAGGTATTCAAGGTCTTAAGGGTGACCAAGGAGTTAAAGGTGATGTTGGTGTAGCAGGTGCTAAAGGTGATCAAGGTATTCAGGGGATTAAGGGGGATCAGGGAGTAAAAGGCGAAACTGGAGAAGTTGGTGCTAAAGGTGATCAAGGTGATCAAGGTATTAAAGGAGAAACTGGAGACCAAGGTATTCAAGGTATTCAGGGTGTTAAAGGAGAGAAGGGTGATAAAGGTAATTTAGGAGACAAAGGTGATACTGGTAATACTGGTCCAGTTGGTCCAGAAGGTTCTGTTGGAGCTAAAGGTGACCAAGGTATTCAAGGTATTCAAGGTATTCAAGGATTAAAAGGTGATCAAGGTATTCAAGGGTTAAAAGGAGACCAAGGTGTTATAGGCGTTAAAGGTGATGAAGGTGTTAAAGGTGATAAAGGTGATCAAGGTATTAAAGGTAATACCGGTTCACAAGGAGCGACTGGTGCTCAAGGTTTTAGAGGAATACAGGGAGTAAAAGGGGATGATGGAGATAAAGGTGAACAAGGTATTCAAGGTATTCAAGGTATTCAGGGTAATACTGGATTACAAGGATTACTTGGTCCAAAAGGTAATCAAGGTGAACAGGGAGATAAAGGTAATACTGGAGGACAAGGAGTAAAAGGAGATCAAGGTATTCAAGGTATTCAAGGAGTAAAAGGCGATAAGGGAGAACAAGGAGCAACTGGTGCTCAAGGTTTTAGAGGAATACAGGGAGTAAAAGGTGATAAAGGTAATACTGGTGAGCGTGGTGAGGCTTTTAAAGTTGATGAATTTAATGTATCTTTAACAGATGAAAAGGTTGATGATATTGCTGGTAAATCTGGCGCGTCTAATATAGACTTTTTTATATTTGTTGTTGCAAATGATGCTCGTAGTGGTGGTAAAAAGAATGAAATGAATTTATTAGATGATTTAACATTAAATGTTGTTGCTTATAATGGTTCGTCATTTATTTCATATGGTCCATTTACAGGTATTCAAGGTGAAAAAGGAAATAAGGGCGATCAAGGTATTCAAGGTATTCAAGGTATTCAAGGTTTAAAAGGAGATAAGGGTAATACAGGTTCAACCGGGGCACAGGGAGCAGTTGGAGCAAAAGGTAATATTGGATCAACTGGTGCACAAGGCGCTGTTGGTGCAAAAGGTAATATAGGATCAACTGGTGCACAAGGTGCGGTTGGAACAAACGGTAATACTGGTTCAACTGGTGCACAAGGTGCAGTTGGAGCAAAAGGTAATACTGGTTCAAATGGTATCCAAGGTATTCAAGGTATTCAAGGATTAAAAGGTAGTACTGGTTCAACCGGTGCGCAGGGTGCAGTTGGTGTAAAAGGTAATACTGGTTCAACCGGTGCGCAAGGAGCAGTTGGCGCAAAAGGAACAACTGGTTCGACAGGTGCTGAGGGTCCTGTTGGTGCAAAAGGTTCTACTGGATCAACTGGTGCTCAGGGTGCAGTTGGTTCAAAAGGAGATCGTGGCAATACAGGTTTAACAGGAGCTCAAGGTACAGCTGGTGCAAACGGTGCGAAAGGTAATACTGGCTCTACTGGGGCTCAAGGTTCTGTCGGTGCAAAGGGTGATCAAGGTATTCAAGGAGTAAAAGGTAATAATGGTTCAACTGGTGCACAAGGTGCGGTTGGCGCAAAAGGAACAACTGGTTCGACTGGTGCACAAGGTGCGGTTGGCGCAAAAGGAACAACTGGTTCGACTGGTGCCCAAGGTGTTAAAGGTACAACTGGTAATGCAGGTTCAAATGGTGCACAAGGAGCTACTGGAACAAAAGGAGATGTAGGACCAAGAGGCTTACAGGGAATTGCTGGATCAAATGGAGCAAAAGGTAATACTGGTGCTACTGGTGCTCAGGGTGCTGTTGGATCAACTGGTGCTAAAGGTAATACTGGTTCAACTGGTGCTCAGGGAGCAGTTGGATCAACTGGTGCTAAAGGTAATACTGGTTCAACTGGTGCTCAGGGTGCTGTTGGTGGACAGGGTCTTAAGGGTTCAACTGGTAATACAGGTGCTGCTGGGTCAAATGGCGCACAGGGTGCGGTTGGTTCTACTGGTGCTAAGGGTTCTACTGGTGCTCAGGGTGCTGTTGGTGGACAGGGTCTTAAGGGTTCAACTGGTAATACAGGTGCTGCTGGGTCAAATGGCGCGCAAGGTGCCGTTGGTGGACAGGGTCTTAAGGGATCAACTGGTAATACTGGTCCTACTGGTGGACAGGGAGCAAAAGGAAACACAGGTTCTGCTGGTTCAAATGGCGCACAGGGTGCGGTTGGTTCAACTGGCGCACAGGGTGCGGTTGGTTCAACTGGCGCAAAAGGTTCTACTGGTGCTCAGGGTGCTGTTGGTGGACAGGGTCTTAAAGGTTCTACTGGTTCTGCTGGGACAAATGGCTCTAATGGTGCTACTGGCGCTCAAGGTGCCGTTGGTTCTACAGGTTCTCGTGGACCAACTGGTTCTGCTGGTTCAAATGGCGCACAGGGTGCTACTGGTGGACAGGGAGCAAAAGGAAATACAGGTTCTGCTGGTTCAAATGGCGCACAGGGTGCTACTGGTGGACAGGGAGCAAAAGGAAATACAGGTTCTGCTGGTTCAAATGGCGCACAGGGTGCTGCAGGAGCAAAAGGAAATCCTGGGTCAAATGGTTCTAATGGTGCTACAGGTGCGCAGGGTGCTACAGGTTCAAGAGGTTCTACGGGTGCTCAAGGTGCTACAGGACCAGCAGGTACAGCCGGCAATACAAGTTTACTAAAAGATGGTAAAAGTTTAGGTGATCTTGTATCAATAACATATAATTCTGAACTAAATACGGTGATTTTTACTGGAAAAGATGGTAATTTTTCAGTTACTGTTCTTGGTACATTTGATGGAGGAGATAAAATTAGATAAAAAATAAACTCCAACGTACATTATATAAGAAATTAATAGGAAGAGAATAAGAAATTAATAGGAAGAGAATAAGAAATTAAGAGAGATAAATCATATATTGTATTTTCAATATATGATATAAATTACTAGATAAAATTATATAGAGTGAGCATTATCATTGTGTGTTATTCTAGCATAAATAGGGGTTTCTTCTATAATATTTTGTATATCACCATTATAATCTTCAATAGTATATTTATATGGGTATCCAGTTTTTAGAATAATATGTTCACCATCTAAGAATATATTAGGAAATGTTCTATTTTTTATTTCAGCATAAGCATCAAATACATTTGGTATATTATTATTTGCAATATTAACTGGTAATACATGAAAATCCCAATCTCTAATAATATTTACAGAATATAATTGTTCTATTGTTTCTATTTCATTATTAAAGTGATTTTTTATCTCAGTATTAGTCAATAAACTAGATAATATATCCTCGCTATCGGTTGTTATTTCTGGTTTATCTGAACCCCAATATACTTTTTGGGCTTTTAATGGGTCTTCATCAATCTCTGCTAATATATCATTACCTGTGATATTAACTTTGGCACTACTGAATCCATCGGAATTTGCTGTTATAGTGAGTGTTGGAGAGAATGATCCGATATTTTTATTGTTAGGATCATTAGCAATAATATTTCCAATATTAATATTTTTTGTTCCACTAGGTAAATTATATAAAATATTATAATTCTTATTTCTATTTTTATTTATATGTTTACCGGCATATATAATACTATTGTTTTCATATTGTAAACTATTATTTATATTTGCGGTAATATCAATAAAATACTCAGCATTTGTTTCTGGATAAGTATCTTCTATTGTTATATCTTTTTGAATAGTATGTTCTAAAACTTCATTAACTGAGAAATTATATGTTTTTACAATAATATCAATAGTATATGTTCCTGCGTCTGGAAAATCACTTCTCTCTATTAATATATCAAAATTGTAATTATTATTGAGAGAACTATTATTTTCAGGATATATAACATTATTATCGATCTGTATTTTAATTGTGCTATCCACTCTAATTTCTACTAAATCAATATTTTCGATGTTTAAAAATATATTTAAATTACCATTAGGACTTTTATATGGAATTGTTAGATCATCTATTCGAATTTCAATAAGTTTTGACATTTTAATATAATATAATAAATTATATTAAAGTATTTTAATATTATTAGATTTATTGATTTATAAATCAGAACTTTTGTGTGATATAACACCATAAACTTTAGTTGGTTGAACAATTACAGTATCATTACCAAGATAATCACTAATAGATATACCATAAAGGAATGAATCAGATGCAACTATTTTTTGATTTTCAGAAAAAATCTCAGTATTTCCTTTCTTTTCGAGAAATCGCGCGTGTTGAGAAAGAACATTATCTGTGCTAGAACTAATTGCGTTAATTTTAATTGTCCATGAATTAATCATTGATTGTTTATCATATTGATCATTTATTAGTTTAAGTTGACTAGTATATGTATTTGATAATTCAGCTGATGTAATTTTAGTATTAAGAATATCATAATCATCGGCTTCAATAGATGGTTTTAATTGACTTCCTGGCCAATATGTTTTTTGTGCTTGATTTGGATTATCAATAGCATTTGCTTCAACATCTTGACCAGAAATAGCAATATCGGATGTCATAATACCAGATGAATCACAACTGATTCTTAATGTAACTGGAAATATTCCAAGTAGATTGCTATCTGGTTCTTGAGCTTCGATTGAGCCGGCATTAACTAAAACATGAGTTTCTGATGGTAAAGAATATTTTGGATTTACAGCATCACTCATAATTATATTTATATCTTCAAGTGCATAAGCATCATCAGCATCTTTATCTGTTGCTGATGCAAGATATGTAATTTTTTTATTAATATCAAGTTCTGTCTCAATAAAGTTAGTAAATGAGACATTTCCGTCGGCTTTTGTACGAGGAGTTGTTACAACATCATACATTATAACATCATATATAAGACTATTTTTTAGCGCAGGAATACCAACACCAATTGCTTCATCTAATGTAACACTTAAACTACCAGGTAATAATAATCCAGACATTATAATATATCTAAATAATATATTTATAGCAAATAAAATAATTTAGATTAGAAATAATTTATATACATAGATTAATAATAATTTATTTTAATTAAATATTTTCATTATTTAATTAAAAATATTTAATAATGTATTAATTTACTGAGGTAAAATAACTTTGTGAGAGAGAACACCGAAGACATTTGTCGGGTTAACGATGGTTGTAGCATTACCAAGATAATCATCGATGGAAACACCGTACGAGAATGGCTGCGAAGCAACCATCTTCTGTCCCTCAGCGAATAACGCAGTATTGCCCTTTTTGCCAAGGAAACGAACATGCTGAGAGAGCACATTATCAGTCGACGAGGCAATCTCGGCAATCGAGATAGTCCAGTCTTTTACCATTTCAACATTGTTGTACTGGTTATTGATGTCTGAAAGTTCTTTAGCATAGAATGCGGATAACTGAGCGCTTGTAAGTTTGGTTTCAAGTTCATCTGCGTCATCAGCCGCAATATCGGGTCTAACCTGAGGACCAGACCAATACGCTTTCTGCGCCTGGTTGGGGTTATCAATCGCGGTGGCATCGATATCAGATCCAGTAAGAGCAATCGTCGACCTCATGACACCACTCGCATCACAGGAAACTTGTAATGTGACAGGGAACTTGCTGAGCGAAACAGAGAGGGGATCCTGCGCATCAATCTCACCAGCCTCAACCGGGATAGCCCCACCAGACGATGGAAGAGAATATAACGCATCATTCGCGTTAGTTTTGGTAACTTCGATGGCCGAGAGCGAGTAAGCATCATCAGCATCTTTGCCCGAAGCAGATGCTACATAGGATATGCGACTGTTAAGATCAAGTTTCGCTTCAATAAAATTGGTGAACGACGCAGAACCATCGGCTTTGGTACGTTCGAGAGCTTCAACCGCGTATTTGACAATAGTGTCAAGCGATGAACCGACAGCAGAGAGTGCCTGTACCGAGACAGAGAGACTTCCGGGAAGTTGGAGACCAGACATTTTATAATATCTAAAGAGAATTTTATTTTTACAGAAATTATAATTATTATAGGAATTTGTCTAAAAATAAAATTATATATCTATTTATGTAATATATTTTTTACTATTATAAAAATAATATCTATATATATATTTCCTAAATTATAATAATAATTATAATTTTATAATTATTGTATAATTATATTAATAATTAAATTTAATACCATTACTAGTGTTATGTGAAATATTTTTATATATGGAATTACATTTAATAATATTATTTTCTTTAAGTTCAATATTTAGTATTCCTGGCACGACTAATGCTGATACATTACTCATATTACATTTCCAATGTAAATCATCATCTGCTATCTTATTTGATTTACAAGTTTTTTTATGTTTATGTTTATGTTTATGTTTATGTTTATGTTTATCATTATTAACATCATTATTATTTTTGTTTGTTTTATTTTTTCGTTTTAGGAATTGGTCAGTACCTTGATATGAAATTTTACCAAATTTTTCAGGTTGAACAATATTTAGCATTCCATATACAACTAATGCTGGACCATTATTATTATTGTCGCAATATATTAGACCATCATTGTTTGACGAAAAACTATCGGTTCTAGAGATACAATCAGAACTATTATCATTTGATTCAGAACTGCTATCATTACAATGAGAACTATTATCATTTGATTCAGAACTGCTATCATTACAATGAGAACTATGATCATTTGATGATGAATTACAATTATCATCAAACATATCATCTTCTATATCTTTATATTTCTCATCTAATATTACAATGAGTTCATCATATGCTACATTCTTACCTTTTTCTTTAATAAATTCAATAACTCCTTGATATTTATCATACTCAATTTTTTTAGTATTATATAGGTAAATATACCAAGCCATGTTTATATTAAGCAATGCTTGCGCATATATAAGATTTTTTGGTTTTTTTAGGCGAATACCTACGCTACCCGCCATAGCAAATCCATTTTCATTTCCTTGACATAATGCTAATTCTGAAGAATATTTTTGTACTAATCCTTCTAATTCGCAAAGTTTTTTTCTTAAATTACATATTTCTCCTTCTAATTGTAAATCATAAAAATACATACTTCTTCCTCGAACTAAAGCATCTAAAATTCCTCTAAATAATTTTAACTTATAATCTGGTTTTGTACCAACGTTTTCGAGTTCATTATCTATAAGACAAATTAATCGTTGAAATTCTGTAAAACTAGGTAATTTATATGGACCAATATTAATATATGGATCTATAAAATTTTCATAAATATTTTCGATTTCATGTTCTGGTATAGTAGGAATAGTAAAAATTTCTTCAAATTTATTATTATATATATTTATATTTTCTTGTATTATAGTTTCTGAAATATTAATATTTTTTAAAATATCATTATCCGGTAATTTTATTAAATCTATATTGTTGTTTTGATTAGTAATTAAATTATTAGTAATTACTGCTGTTGTATAAGTAATTATTGCATCAGTAATATCTTGTATTGGTTCTATTATTACTTCTCTTGAAACATGACCAGTATTTCTATATTTAATTTGAGTTCCTAACATACTTCTAGATCTAATACGTTTTGGCATATTATTTATTAAATTATTAAATTATTATAATTAAATTGAATAATTTAATTAAAAATAATATATATAATTATAATATATGAACATTTGTTTAATAGAAGAAGAAGATACGCATAACAAATTATTATTAGCAACACTTATTAGTATAGATTTTTTATATAAAAATTATAATGTTTTAATTGCTTGCTCTGAAAAAACGAAGAAATATATATTAAATTTTCCGTTAAAATATATTGGAAATATTAATTGGTTAATTTTAGATGATTTAGATGATAATAATATAAGATATTCAAAAAATTTAATACTAGCAATGAAACATGCAATTAATTTATTTGGTGATGCTCTCTATATTGATTGTAGAATAAATATTATAAATAAGATTAACATAAATGAAGATATAAAAAATCAAGGAATTGGATTTATTTCTAGATCAGTTGGATATATGGAAAGTAATATTGAGCAAAAATATATTACAAATCTTTTATATATAAAAGATATTAAATATATTAATATTATTGATAATTTTTATAGAGAGAATATTGAAGAATGGGATAATTATTTAATTGATAATTTTTCGATTGATGAATTAAGAAATATTAATAAAAAAATAGTTGGATTTAACTTAAAATTACCAACATTTCTTAAAAACGAATATAAATTAGATAAATTTCTTCCACATGAAACACTAATTTCTACAGAAGATTTTTTTGCAATAAATGATAAAATTCGTTTAAAAGATATAACACTAGCCTGGGAAATACCAAAAAATCTTGTCAAAGAACGCGATAATAATATTGATATAAAAGTTTATAATGATTTATCCAATAATGATTTATCCAATAATGATTTATCCAATAATGATTTATCCAATAATGATTTATCCAATAATGATTTATCCAATAATGATTTATCCAATAATGATTTATCCAATAATGAAATAATTGCTAAAGAAGAAGAAGAAGATACCAGTTTAGTAAAAATTTGTTCTTTAAATATACGATCGTGTCAAATAGATAATCAGATTGTTGCTGTTAATAAAGAAATGTATAGTAGAATGGCAAATTATAATATTATTTATATGCTATTAATTAATCTAAAATATGCTAGTAGTAAGATTGAATTTGTTATGCCAAAACGAGAAGGAATAGGAATTTGGGATAGAACAGATGATCCACCTGGATTATATGAATTAATAGATATGATAACTGAAGAAAATGATTATTTTGGTAAAATAGAAGCAGCAGTTGATTATTTTTCATTTACAAATTTTATTATAACTGATAAACCATCATATTATTGGTTAAATAATAATGTAAGAAAATATTCTGGATTTTTCTTATGTAATTACGACGATTCGTTAGATATTGCAATAAATAAAATAAATATACCATCACATTTTGGTTTTTATTATAGTGATTATCCAAAATTACTAGAAGAATATTCAGAAAAAAATATAGAAAAATCAAGATTTTGTATTGAAATATATAAAAATAAAATTATAGAATATGAATTATCTAAACGACAAACATCATTACATCAAAAAAATATAATTAATATTTCATCTGCTGAAGAAAAATTAAGAATTATAGGAGAGTCGGAATTTGTTTTATTTGATAATATTGATATAAATCTTTTCGCAAACTGTTTTGGATTAAAATCAGTACCAGTATTAAAAAATACATGTATAAGTAATTTTAAAGATAAAAATATTTATATGTTAAATTGTAATACAAATTATATAATTGAACCAGTAAAATGGGATAATACAATAAATTATAGAGAGATTATTACGAATAATAATACGTGTTTTTATAATGAATATATTGTTCATAATAAAGTATTAAATACTATATTAAAAACTATTTTTAATATTTGTCAAGAAAAATTTAATTTATAGTTGATTTTTATATGAAGAATTTATTGTTTCAATTTCAAGATTAATAATAATATCATTATTATTTAAATTAATTACTTTTCCATTTTCATCTAATAATCTTATTTTTAATTTACTAATTTTAACAGGTCCAAAATATTTTCTAGTTTTAAATACTCTATCAGACGAATCTTCAAAAATAATACTAAAATATTCTGATGTATTAGGTATTCTTCCTAATATATTAAATATGCTATAATTAAATTTTGACATATAATTATTCTTGAATTGTGTATTACTTCTAAATACTTCACTTTGATTTTTATTAAAATCATCTACTTCTAACAAAAAATAATGTGTACCAACTAAATTTGCTACAGCCTCGGGATTAAATCCTATATTTAATATATTATTTGATGTATCTTGATAATATGGTAAATAACCATTTTTACAATTAAAAGAATATGTATACTTACTTGAATCATTACAATAATTATCTGTTGTATTATTACAAATATAATTACAATTATTGCTATTTTGTAATATTATTTTAAAAAAAGAATAATATAAATTTCTATATCCTAATAACCATCCTAAATTTAAAAATGCTGGTCTATTTGATGAAATATTATCAGAAAAATTTATATTAAATCCCCAGTTATATCCAGTAGCAGGAGAAATTCCTGGAGGAGAATAAAGAGAAAAATTAACTTTGCCCTTAATTTCATCATATGTTAATTGAATCAAATTATAGTACGGTGTAGCATTATTAAGATTTAATAAATCATTAATAGTATCAATAAGAGTAATTATATTATATGCGCCTTCTGGTACAATAAATTGTTCTGTAAATATAGTATTTTGATCTATAGTATTGGTTAATATATCATATTGAAAAAATTCTATAAAAAATCGATCACTTTGTAAATATTCTGAAATTGAATAATATGAATTTATTAATTCCATAGATGCCAATTTTATTGAAACAACATTATTATATGGTTCATTTAGTTCAACAGTAAAATCTGTGCTTGAGTTTTTAGAATAATTATCTCTAAATTTACTATTTATTGTTAATAATGACGTAATGGTTTCTCTCTTTATAGGATTAACAATTCCTTCAACAAAGTTATTTTTATTTATATTGATTGCATAATTATCAGGTATAGATTCTCTAATACTACCAGGTATTAATTCTCTATTTAAAATATTATTATTACTATTATTATTATTATTATTATTACTATTATTATTATTACTATTATTATTATTACTATTATTATTATTAATACTATTAATAATTTTTATAGCAGATTTTGAATAAAAGTCAATAAGTTCTGATTTATTTTTTTCATCTAATTTATCATGATTATTAGTAATTATTTTTAATGATTTAGATAAAGAAGATTCTATATTTTCCTGATTAATATTATCTTTATCAATATTATATATTGATAATAGTTCTTCTAAAGAATAATTTTCTATATTATAATCCATTTGTATTTTATATACAAATTATATTATATAAATTTTATATTATATAAAATTTATATATTAAAATTTATTTAGTTCGAGTAGGCTAAGCCACCCATACCGGACATGATACGGAGGACATTGTAGTTGGTCGCATATACACGGACTTTCGCGGTGTTGGTGCCCTGAACAGTTGCGTTCGAGAGGACAAGCTGGAGGGTCGCATTATCGATACGCGAGAAATTGCAGGTGCCAGATGGCTGGTGTTCTTCTGGGCGGAGCGCGAACGAGTAAACATTGATGCCGCTGTCTGGGGAGCGGGTGTGGTGCTGGTATGGCTGGACGAGATCGAAGTACGAACCTTCACGCTCGGAGAAGCGGTCCTGGCCATTGAGCTGGAGTTTCGCAGTGACAACTGGATTCTCACCCCAGCAGTGGAGGTCAAGCGATGTTTCAGTAAGAACAAATGTACCTGCATCAGATACACCGGAATCTTCTTCTACATCAAAATTGGGGTTCGCGTAAGATGAAGATGGCCATGGGTTAACAGTCGACATATCCCCGGCACCAGCATCTTCAAACTGATTTCCAGAGATAAATGCCTGAGTACCATTAACAGATTGTGGCCCACCAAACGAGTGAACCGCGTTGGGGAGTACATCAATCGCGTCAGTGTAATTGAATGGCTGCGCACCAAGAACATTGTTAAGCTCAGTTCCACATTCTAACGAGGCACAATAATCAACATTCGCGTCGGGCTGAACAACAAAGACTAATTCTTTGCATGGATGATTGAAGTTAAGTTTGATTTTGTTCGAGGACGAACCAACCGATTCATCACCTGTGAACTGAAGCTGTTCAATAAGGTATTCGTGGGGGTTCTGCGCCATACGTCTGCGCTCATCGGTGTCAAGGAAGACATAGTCAACATAGAGCGATGCAGCAACAAGCGACTGCGAATATGCGCCACGGGCAGATTTGCACTTGTTGCTTGTTCCAGTAGTAAGATTATCCATTGCCCATAAGCATTCATCAATGGGACGAAGGTCAAGGTTGACTTTAATTTCGTGGTACTGGAGCGCGATTAATGGAAGCGCAAGTCCTGGATTGCGGCAATACCAGAACTGGAGTGGGACGTAGAGAGTAGTTTCTGGGAGCGCATTACGGGGAGCGCAAACCTGGCGGGGCGCGTTCGATGCACATGGACCATCAACACCGGCAAACGATGGGTCAGTGATGAAGGTAAGCTGGCTGGTATTACCAACCATCTTGTTGTACCCACGCTGCTGTTCCGAAGTGAGGGTAAGCTGATTCCAGATGTGCATCCAATCACCATACTGGCGATCGATGCGCTGACCACCAATCTCAACTTCAACCTGGGAAACAAGCTGTTCTCCGGGGAAATCTAACCAGCGGGCGTATTTTGCCTGAGACTGGCCGACTTCGGGTAATGTAACCTGTAAGTATGTGCGGTATGCTAAATCACCGTTACGGCTAACAGTGCAGGTGACACGGCGGCCGAAATCAGCCTGGCCGTTGAAAGTTTGTTCGATGGATTCCATCGAGAAATTTGTGTAGCGACGGTAGGTAACCTTCCAGAAAGTAATCTGGGGATTTCCAGTAAGATAGACATCCTGGGCGCCATAGGCGACGAGCTGCATTAAACCACCTCCCATTATTTATAATATTGCTAAAGAAAATAATTTTTTGAATTTTAATTTAATTAATTAAATTAATTAAATTAATTATTATGTATTAAATTAATTATTATGTGTTAAATTAATTTATAGATGTTATATTATCTGTCTTTATATTGGTTTCTAAAAAATTGCGTAAATAACTATCTAAATATACTTCTTTTTTTTCTTCGTGATTTTTGATAAATATATATTTATCATTCGTTTTTTTTATATGCCATCCATTTTCTAATGCATTATAAATAAATATCATTTTTTGTAAATTAATATTATCTATTTTTATATTTTCTGGAATCATAATATTAATATTCATTAATAATTATTATAGAAATAATATATTGTATAATATCTTAAATAATTAATACTAGAAAATTTAATATTAAATAATATATATTTATATTTATATTAGTATTTATATGTCAAATTTCAAATTAAAAAATTTAAAAAAAGTATTAGTAAAAAATAATGAATCACTAGATTCTAAACACGATACTTTTTTAAAAGAATTTTATAATGAACAAAATATTTTATTGCCAAAATTAATAGATTCTAGATTAAAATTATCTGATAAATTTAAATCTAAATCAATATCATTTGATGAAAAATTAGATATTAAATCTAAAATCAAAGATATTGATGCTAAAATAAATAAAATTAAAACAAATAAGAAAGAATATTTGTTAAATAATTCTCAATATATTTTTCAATATTTTGAAGATAAAAAAAATATTTCTGAAGGAAATAATAAACCAAAATTATTAGATGAATTTTTTAATATTAAAGATAATAGTAATAATGAAAATTCAAAAGTATCAATGAGTAATATCCAAAAATATTTAAGTAATGTTGATATTAATTATCTAGATATAAATAATTTTATTAATCCAATAAATATATGTAAATCTTGCAATGATGGCGAATTAATTCGCATTGAACATGAAGGTATTATGGTTTGTAATAAATGTGGAATAAATGTAAAATTTTTGATAGATAATGATAAACCAACATATAAAGAACCTCCTAAAGAAGTATGTTTCTATGCATATAAAAGAATAAATCATTTTAGAGAGATTTTGGCTCAATTTCAAGCAAAAGAAACAACTCTAATACCTGATGATATAATAGAAAATATTAAATTACAAATTAAAAAAGAAAGATTGGACATAAAATCTCTAAATAATAAAGATATGAAAGAATTATTAAAAAAATTAAAATATAATAAATATTATGAGCATATACCATTTATAAAAGATAAATTGGGTGTAAAACCACCCATTATGAGTCCCGAATTAGAAGAAACATTATGTAATTTATTTATAGAAATCCAAATACCATATGCAAAATATTGTCCAGAAGATCGAGTTAATTTTTTAAATTATTATTATACTATATATAAATTGTGTGAATTGTTAGATCAAATGCAATTTTTACCATATTTTCAAATGTTAAAAGATACAGAAAAAAGAATAGAACAAGATGAAATATGGAAAAATATTTGTGCTGATTTAGATTGGAAATTTATACCTACTATATAAGGAGATACCTCTTAAATCCCCTTTTATTTACAATTACATCGAAATTCACATTGAGAACGAAAACAACAATCAACATTTGTGCTTGATGAAGATTTTTTATAACTATCCTGATTTTCATAATACGCGCGACAAAGTGCTCGAATATAATGACGGCATGGGCATGTACATTCATTTTTATCTACATATCTAAATGGTGTTTTTTGTTGTTGATACGAATTTACTAAATCACATGATGTATTTAGTTTATGTCTTTCACAACAATTACATGCAACCAATGCTTTAATATATGTGTTAAAATCAACACTATATAAATTTAAGATATCTTCGAAAGAATGTGTAGTATACTTTTCAGAAAATTCTTGAGAATATTCTTCCATTATATTTAAACATTCTTCGGTAGATAAAGCCATTATAAATAATAATATAATATAAAATATATTATATTATATCAATTTTATTATATGTTATTAATATTTTATAATATTATAAAAGATTAATAGAAAATGTATGAAATATAATTAAATAAAGATTATTATGATAAAGTCATTAATTTGCTATATTAAAGCAATGCAATTGTTTGGCCGCGTTTATCAAATATCTGTTTATCTTTTGATCGTTGATTACAAAAACTACATTGTGGAATACAGTTTGCTTCTGTTAATTCTTTTCTCGGATCCATATGGCCTTTTTGTAGTTTAGTTATTTCTGATTTTTTCCATCGCATAGGTTTACCTTCTTCCGAACCACAATTAACACATTGATAATCATATTCTTTTAGAAGAGCATTCCATATATCTGAAGTTAGACGAATAACCCTTTTCTCTCTAATAAAAGCTGGTGTTGGTTTTTTAATTGAAACTAGACTATGTTTAAATCTACCATCTTTTACAATATGAAATCCCTTTTGGGTTGATAGATGTCTTACTTGAAGAGGGTCTGTTCCAGTTAATATAAATCCCTTATTAACTACAAAATTCTTAATTTGATCAATATGTATAGATTTTTCAAGATTCATATATAAATACAAAAGAGCACAACCAAGATGGGTATCTTGTTTCATAAGTTTTACGCCATGGGATTTTAAATGTAATTCCCATTCTTGATGAAGATTTGCATAGCAAATATTTTCAGCATCAGTATAATTTTGTATAGTATTTTTAGTCATTATCCTTTCTATTATTATAAAATTAAGTATTAAAATAAATCAATTTTAATATATTAAAATATTAATAATAATATTTAAAAAAATTGAAAATTACTAATTCCGAAGAGAGAGAGAGAGAGAAAATACTGAAAATATATAAAACAACACAGAAATATGTGTCTTATAAGTGTCGAAAATAATACATGCTCAATATGTGATAGAAAAGAACTATTATGGAATTTAGATTATTCAAAAACACAAATGGAAATGTTTAAATGTGGTCATGGAACTTGTAAACAATGTTATATACAAATGCAACTATTAAATATAAAACAAGATAAAAGTTTTTCATGTTCTCAATGTGGAGAACATGAACAACTATATAGAAGCGGAAGATTATTTACAAATGATACTAAATCATGGACTACTTTTGCAGAATGGTATGCAGATTATCATGAATATATTAAACTAGGTCTTGCAAATAATGTAGTAAAAAATACAGTATTTGGAAAACAATTATTACGAATTATGAAAGAAGTTAAATCATCTAAAAAAAAGAAAAGTAGAAAAGTAGAAAAAGTAGAAAAGTAGAAAAGTAGAAAAAGTAGAAAAGTAGAAAAGTAGAAAGTAGAAAAACTAGATAAAAATATATATGAATTTTAATTATAACGAATATGAGCTTTTTTTAGTAAATAATAAAATCGTTGAATAAAATAAGTTATATACATTTCTGCAAATAATGATAATGATAATAAACAAATTTTTTGTGTTGTAGGATTTAAAACAATTAAATATTTTTGATCTAATTGTATAATATATTTATATTTATGTGTAGCAAACGAAATAATATAGAATGTAGTAAATCCAAATTTAAATATACTTTGAATATATTTATAAATTAGATATCCAACTAGTCCCTGTCTATTATAAGTAATTGTAGAAAAATAACCTGACATGGATATAATAGCAACAAAAAACCCAAAAATATAATAACTATTTATTATAAAAAATATATTAATTATAAAATCTGCTAAACAGATAAATCGGATTAATATAGCATTACATTCTAATTGTATTGCTTTATTAATATCATCAGCAAATATTGTTATATGTTCTCCATCGAGTTCTATCTCTTGATATTCTTCTGCAGATTCCTCATCATTTAATATAGATTTATGTAAATATGGATTATTTTTATTTTTTATTTGTGAAGTAGTATAATATTGTAAATCTCCATCGGGAGCCAGAACTGCACCAGATAATGGTTTTAAAATAGATATTTGTTTTTCAGACATTATAATATTAATATATATATTTTTGTGTTTTTCTTTAAATTCTAAAAAATAATAACTTATGTAAAGAATTTAAAGAAAATCGTTAAAGAGACTTAATAATATAAATAAGCGTTTGTTATCAATATAGTAGTTATTTAAAGCGATGGGAAACCAACAAGGTTGGCACCTATACCGAAACCGGCACCCGATCGCGCAGATTCCGCTAAACTAGGAAGGTACATATCTAAGATACTAAAGGTAGCCGCCGCAGTTAATGCAATTAATAGACATTCGTCAAGTTTTAAACGTTTAGATGGAATGACATATGCAGCAATAGCAACAATTAGGCCTTCAACAAGATATTTAAGGGCGCGTTTTACTAATTCTCCAAGATCTAAAAATCCTCCAAGTGACATATTATAATAAATATATAGAAAAAAATAATATATATTATTAAAAAAAACTTAAATGATAAATATAATAAAATAATATAATGTCAAATCAATCATTTATAAAAAAAGATGATCCTAAATATATTGATTTATTAGATGAAGATATGCCAGTTGCCGGTCAAAAATTTGTTTGTTTATCATTTTTATCACCTGAAAAAATTTTAAAACAAAAAGAATTATATTTTTTAGATAATTTTCTTAAACAATATGATTTAAAAAAATCATTAGAGAAATTTACACAATTTCTAAATTTTGTATCATATAAGTATAAATTAGATTTTGAAAAACTAACCAAAGATCTAAATGAATTTGCTGATGAAGAAAAAGATAAATTATATTTAACAACACTAGAAGATGAATATAAAACATACATTGATAACCATGAAGAGAGTTTAGAACAAGCATTTAATGAAGAACATAATTTTCAAACATCAACACGTGGTATTAAAGTTCGTGGTTCATATCCTTCCCAACAAGAAGCTGAAATTCGCTGTAAAATGTTAAGAGAATTAGATTCAAATCATGATGTATTTGTTGGTCCAGTTGGTACATGGATGCCATGGGATCCTGAAGCATATAAAACAGGGCGTGTTGAATATCTTGAAGATGAATTAAATCAACTAATGAATGAAAAACAAACAAATGAAAAACAAGCAAAAGAAGCATTTGAAAAGCGTCTAAAAGACGCTCGCAGAGCGGCAATAGAAGAGAATATTGAAAAAGCGAAAACTAGTGGAAATGTTTTAACACAAACAATTGATAAAGATGGTAATCTCATCAATATTAAGAATATGAATATAACAGAAAATGCATTATTATCAAATAATGAAGAGGTATCATCAGATACTATTAAGAAAGAATTATTTGAGAGTGATGATATTGTTATGGATAAAAATACAGATCATGGATTAAGTAAATTATCGCTAGAAGAGAAGGATAATACAATGAACTCTGAAAATAGAGATAATAAATATGATGTAGAGAGAGAAAATGAGGAAAATGAGGAAAATGAGGAAAATGAGGAAAATTATGAGGAAGTAAACTAAAATTCTAAAATTTCATAAAATTTTATATTAAATAAAATTGAAATATTTAATATAAAAATATTTAATATTAATATTAATATGGAAACTTCTTTGCATAACTTAGTTTCTTCAAAAAATCAGACTAAAATATGGAAATATGCACAAGAATGGTTTAAAAATGGTAAACATAATGAATGTGAATGCCATCAATTAGCCACACTATCTGATATAATTAATCAGAAAATTAACAAGACACATATGCGTTTACATTTGAAAGATTATATTTTAGTTGAAAAAAATAGACCAATGAATGAACGATTTGGATTTAATTATACAGAAAATCTAGATGGTGTATGGGAAAAAAATAATAAACATAATAATTCAAATAAAACAAAATTTTATCTTAACTTAAAGATGATAACTGATCAGGGTGGTGCTCAAAATCGGTCATTTAGAGAGGTATATTGGTATATTGAAGCTCAATATAATTATTTGCTTAATTTTCCGGATTCAAATACTTATTTTGTGAATATTTGTGATGGAGATACTGGATATAAATATATTTATCAAAATTTTGATGATGAGAAAGCATCATTAAAAGACATACAATTAGATAAAAAATATAGTACTATTAAAAATAAAATATATATAGGAGATATGTATAATTTTAATAATTGGTATACTAAAATAGAATAATTATTGAGAAATTATATAATTACAAATTCTAAATGCTAAATCAAACGATATTCTTTTACGAGCAATACTATTACTTTCTCTATAATTAGTTAGGAATAACGAATTATATTTTGTTCTTTGTTCTAGAATATAATTATTTAATTTTTCTACTAGTATTATTTGATTTGATAGGGATAGTTTTTTATTTATTACTAATGTAGCATAACTACGCGCCGATAATTTTTCGGTAGTATCAATAAATTTATCTTTATCATCAACAATTTTAAAACCTAATTTATTATCTACACTATCATCTATACATTTTAATAAAATATTAGTTATATTATCTTTATTTTTTGTCAATTTAGTTGCTCGTTCAACTTTATATTCGCTATTTATGGGAAGCATATAAATTTCACCGCCAATTATGTAATTATTCTCTTTTGTTAAAGAAATTTCAATTATTTTATTTGAAGGATATATATATGTTTTAATTATATTAGAATTATTATTTGAACCATTACAAAATTTATTTGTCATAAAATAAATACTACATACAGTATAACTAGTATCATCAAATACTCGTTCTTCAAAAATATTTATTACATTTATAGTAAATTTATTTAAAAATTGTTCTCTTAATTCAATATCTCCTTTACGAATAGAACATATAAAATTTAATGGAATAATTATAATTCCACCCCAACATTTACTATTAATTAAATTAATAATAAAACATTTATATAAATCATTACAATCATATTTATCATATAATTCTTTATCATTATTTTTATTTCTTGCAAGATATGGGGGATTTGTTAAAACAAATTTATTATCATAACATGGTGGATTTTTTAAAGTATCGCGTCTTATAGCATTTTTATATTTTGGATCTATATCATATAATTCTAATGTATAATCATCCTTATTTATAATAAAATTTAATAAATCACCATTTCCAACAAATGGTTCTATAATTATTTTAATCTTATCTGGCAATATCATATTTTGAAGTATATAATTATAATTTGTTGTATAAAATTGTCCTAACTTTGATTTTGACATTTCTATATTATTTTATTAACATAATTAATAGAAATCAATTTTTATATTAATTATTTTTTACTTAAAATTAATTAAATAAGTAAAAAATTAAATATTTATTCAATTTGTGATGAACCAGCCGATTCAGCTAATAATGGTTGATATGTTGGTGTTTGGCTTAAATGATTATTTCCAGAAACAGCTTCCATATTAGCAACCATATCTTGTTCTAAAGTATTCAATGTTTTTAATTTATCCGATATAACAACATCAGTATTCGATTCAGTATTATTATAGTACTGAATAGTTTTATCTATATTACTTAAATTTGGTTTTAAAGATTTTCTGATAACTTCGAATGCAACTAATGCAAAAAGAATTGCTACAAATATATTTACATTCATAAATAAACTACAAAAAATTACAACTGCAACAACTACTGCTAATATTAATGAAATATTTTGTAGAATAATATCTGCTGGAACTGGAGTACCTAAATATAAATATACCATTAATACTGCTCCTAAAAATAAAGAAAGTGTATTTTTATTTTGCAATAAATTTTTTGATTTAGCCATTATATATATTAAATATTTATTATAATTTTAAAAGTATTAATTTTAAGATAGATGTTCTATATTTTATTACTTCTGTAAATATATATTATAAAATTGAAATAAACCTATATACATATAATAATAATAATAATAATGTCTCACAATACTTATTTAGGTCAAAAAGGCTATTCTATATATAAAAAATCTCTAAGTTTAAAAGAACAAGTATATATTAGACAAGAACTAACGGTAAAAGCATATATACCTAAATCACCTGTACAACCACCAGCATATCCTATTTACCGTGAATCATCTAATAAATTTTATATACCCCGTTATTTTGGAATTTCTACATTTGGTATTCCTAATGAATGTAGAATTTCTAAAGGAATTCCTATTAATATAAAATTTGAAGGTAAATTAAGGGAAAATCAGCAAAAAATCGTTGAAAAATTTATAAACCATATTAAATCTTGTGATATAAATTCTGGTGGTGGTGGTTTACTTGACCTTCATACTGGTTTTGGTAAAACCGTTTTAGGATTAAATATTCTAGCACAAATTGGTCTTAAAACATTAATTATTGTTCATAAAGGATTTCTAGTAGATCAATGGATAGAACGAATTACGCAATTTTTACCGGCAGCACGAGTAGGTAAAATTCAAGCTCAAGTAATAGATACCGAAGATAAAGATATAGTAATTGGTATGCTACAATCGTTATCAATGAAAGAATATCCAGATGATCAGTTTGCTGAATTTGGATTAACAATTTTAGATGAAATTCATCATCTTAGCGCAGAGGTATTTTGCAGAGCCTTGCAAAAAATTTGTACTATCTACACATTGGGATTAAGCGCAACAATGAATCGTAAAGATGGTTTATCAAAAGTATTTAAAATGTTTATAGGTGATATTATTCATAAAGAGAAACGCGATGATGAAACAAAGGTTATTGTCAAAGCAATAGATTTTAAAACTGAAGATGAAGAATTTAATGAAATGGAATATGATTATAGAGGAAATGCAAAATATAGTACAATGATTAGTAAATTATGTAATTTTAACATTCGATCAGAATTAATTATAAATGTTATAATTAATGAATTAAAAATTAATCCAAATCAACAAGTTATGATATTAGGTCATAATAAAGTTTTGCTAGTTTATTTATATAAAGCAATTGAATATAGAAAGTTTGCTTCGGTAGGATATTATATTGGTGGTATGAAACAAGTTGATTTAAAAATTAGTGAAACAAAACAAATAATTATTGCTACATATTCGATGGCTTCAGAAGGATTAGATATTAAAACATTAACAACATTAGTTTTAGCAACACCAAAAACTGATATTGAACAAGCTGTTGGAAGAATTCTTAGAGTAAAAGATAATAACCCATTGATTATTGATATAATTGATCAACATGATATATTTAAGAAACAATGGGCTAAACGCAGGGCATTTTATCAAAAAAATAATTATAAAATTATGCATACAGATAATTATAATAGAGGCAATCCGAATTGGACCGAAATATCTAAAAAAGCAAAAGATAGGGAAAAAACAAATACACACGATATTCTTGAAACAGATAATTTAAATGAACTTATTAAAGGAAAATGTATGATTTCTATAAACATTTAAACTATTTATAATCCATACATTGGTATTTTGGTTAGCATAGTATGGTCATAAAATAATGATATTAGAGAAAATATTATAGATACAATAATATAACCGGGTTGTTTTATCCAAAATGGTACACGCATATTCATTAAATCTCTCATAGTTCCACCACCATTAGCGGTTAATATACCTGCTAAAAATGCAACTAATAAAGAATCACCACTATGTAAAGCTACTTTTGTTCCACTAAAAGCAAACACACATGTAGATATATAATTTAAAACTAAAGATATTGTTATATTATTCATTTATAATATATTATAAAATAATATATATTATATTCTGCAAAAGTAGTATTTATTTTGTATTATGTTTTTTCATAGCTAAATAATTATAATATGTTAAAATTGCAAACGATATTATACCAATTATAGTACTAATAACAGATAACCATCCATGTGAATGAAAATATGCCATACATATTTGATTTGGTATTTTAAGAAACAACATTATCATTAACGATAATGATAAAGCGATTGATGCAGGTTCTTCGTTTTTTACACTTATAATTTATTTATAAGTACCAATGATAGCCACTAATAATGCTATTACATAAAGATACCAGCTATATTTCATAAATTTTGATGAACACTTCATTATAATAATTAATTATTATTATTATTATTATTATTATTATTATTTATATTTTTCTAATTCTTTTATTTCTCTCTTTAATAATAGTTTCTCTCCAAACTTAACACATTCGATTGGTTTCCATTTTCTGAATTTATTAATATAAATACATTTCATATATACTATTTTTTTAAGATTAACAAATTTATCTTCATTAATATTTTCAAATTCTTCTTCATCATCACTTTCTTCTAATAAATCTAAATTTCGATTTTCCTTAATATTTCTAAATATTGAATTCATTAATACGCTTGTTTTATAATCGGGAACACATGCTATATTATAAAAATCTGAATTGTTATCTAGACAATATAAATTATATATATCTGATGTTATATCTGCATTTACTTTAAATATACATTCCTTATATTGATAATTTTTATTTTTATTTAATAATAAACCATTATCTATACTAGAATAATAATTACGAAATAATATACCTTTTATAGAATATGATAATTCTGGTATTTTAGCAAATGCATTTTTTATACAATTTGTAAAGTATGGCAATCCAAATATAATAAATTTATTAGTATATGCAATTTGTCGTATTTCATTATCAAAAATATTTTTTAATATTTTTAATCTATCTATATACATCGATTTCTCATTATTTTCTATATTATACACGTTTTTTCCTTTATAATAATATATATCCTCACATGTAATATATCTTTCTTTATTATCTATAAAATATGTTCCATAAATAATAGTACCATATGATAATTTCTTATCATAAGATAAAACTATTTCTTCAACTCTTATAATATTATTATAATTATTTAAATGCATAATTACACATAAATTCCGATTATTATAATATGTAAACCATGCAAAAACTTTAATTCCTGTTGGAATTAAAATATATAAATCTGTTTGAACCTTCTTATGTAAGATTGTTTCATAGGAAAGTTCGATTTTTGGAAATTTATTAATAAAATATCTAGAATCAATCATAATAATATATATATTTATATACATAAATTTATATATTTAAATCATTTATAGATAAAATAATATTGTAATAAACTCTTCTTCATAATTCTGAATACATATTATTTGAAAAGTTATTATTAATATCTTGAAAACCTGTTTGACTATTTTGACTATTTTGACTATTTTGACTATTTTGATTTAATTCATTAAAAAAATTTTTTAATTCGTTTTTCATTTCTTTTGTATTTATATTATTATTATTCATAGAGGATAGTTTTATTGTATTATTATCATTATTATTTGTATTATTATTTGTATTATCATTTAATGTTTTTTCTATATCTTTATATATTTGAGATGGTTGATGTACTAAATCTTTTACAATAGGAACTGTTAATGTATTTTTAAAAAAGAAATATAAATGATGCATTAATAATATTAATATTAATGAAATAATAGCCCATTTTATAATACCAGTAATCATTATTATATATTATTAACATTGTTTAATGTTGTTTATTAACGAAAGATATTCTATTATATTATCTTTTAAATTTTTATCTAAATTTTTTTCATTTGTACTAAAATATATATTATTAATTTCACTCAATATATTTTGGTCTAGATTTTTTAACTCGTTATTATATTCAATTATTAATGAAATTTTAGATTTATTATTTAATTTATATTCTATTTGTTTTATATTATGTATTATATGATCATATGGAATATAATATATATCTTTTATAAATTCATATTTACTTTTATCTATTAAAAAAGTAAATTTATTATAATTAATTTTTTCTATAGGACAATCTTTCGGTATTAATTTCATAATATTATTATTTTGTATTCTAAATATTCCTTCTAATGAATAAATATTCTTATATTCTATTATTTTTGTTTGATCAAACTTTTTAAAGTTTGATTGAATAAACTTTTTAAATTCTATATTATCTATAAATATTCGCATAATATTTATTATTCTATATTATAAGTATAAACTATTTAAACTTATTCTATAGTCAATAATTAATATGGTACAAGTTTTAAAAATAGAAAAAAATGGTGATATTAATTATATAAATATAGATACTATTACAGAATTATATAAAAAATGTGGATTTCGAAAAGATATAGGATTTGATAAAATTACTAGTTGGAAAATAAATGAAAAAAGTAATAATAATATAGAACTATGGGGAAGAACATTTGGTAAAAAAAATTTAAAAAATACTTATAAATTTCCAGAATCCTTAAATAAAAAAATTTATGGTAATTGTAGTATTATTTATAAAGAGGAAGAAGAAATAACTAATTTAACACAAGAAATTTGGAATAAAATATATATTGAAAATAAATTTATACCATATACAAATGACATTCATAATATAATTTCTGATAATATCCATAATAAAGAAGATAAAGATGAATATAAAGATAGTCATAATGAAAATAATGAAGAAAAAGAAGAAAAAAAAGAAGATGAAGAAGATGAAGAAGAAGAAGAAGAAGAAGATGATGATGATGATGACACTATATCTGATATGGATTGCATATCTTTATCAGATAATTCAGAATTAGAAGAAGAATCTTACATATATTCCAGCGAAGAAGAAATATAAATTATAACTTAAAATTGTAATTATAACTAAAATTGAAATAAATATAAATTATCATAATTAATATATTAATAATGATAATCGATGACTCAAAGAAATTTCGCGATAATGTTAAAAAAAAGTTAAGTATGATATTAAATAATGATAGTTATGGAAATAATCTTGAGCGAGGTATCTATAATAAAACAATTCAAGATGCAAATGAAAAACATATTATAAAAAAATGGACTAATATGTATTTTGTATTATTATATATAAATATATTTAAAATGATATATATTAATTTAAAGCATAATAATGTATTATCACTGATTATAAATAAGAAAATTAAACCACATGAATTAGCATTTATGACACATCAAGAAATTCTTCCAGAAAAATGGAATACATTAATTAATGATCTTAAAATTAAAAATCAAAATAAATATACACCAAAAATAGAAGCATCTACTGATAATTTTACATGTTATAAATGTAAATCTAAAGAATGTAGTTATTATCAATTACAAACCCGCAGCGCAGATGAACCAATGACAACATTTGTAACATGTATTTCATGTGGAACTAGATGGAAATGTTAATAAGAAGACTCTTAAACCCTAGTTATTTATTTTATTTAGATGAAGGTTCATAATAGCGAATACTTCGAGACATGCTCTTTTGTGTTGAAGATGTTCCTTCTTTATAGTTGTTCTAAATCCTGTAATTTCCAATATTCAGATTGATTATTCGGAAGTGGGCGACGAATAATTACTGGAATTTTTTTTGCTGTTAATTCTAATTCTGAAATAATAGATCCATCTATAATATTTTCTGGAACAGTAATATATGGTTTTGCACCCATATTAATTTGGCTAGTGCGTTGACCTAAAATTTTTGTTTTTTCATATTTTGTAAGAAATGGTAATGTTTTATGATTATTATCTATAATATTATTATTTGAATCGCGTGTAATTTTAGTTAAATATTCAATTTCAATAGAGTTTCTAGTTATACATTCTGGGTGATATTTATTAATATATACATCTCGATCTTGAGCATTAAATTTTTGTAAATAATCTTCTTCATCGCTTTCTATATCTGAATTTATTGGACTAATTTGTTCATCAGAATTAAATATATTAGATTTAGAATATTCTACATCTATTCCTATACTTTTATTTTTATTTGTACCAGGATTAACATCAACACCATCAATATCATCATCATCATCATCATCATCATCATCATTATCTTCTGCGTCATCGGCGTCATCTACATTATCGTCATCATCTTCTACAGCTTCATTGCCAGTTTTTTCTGGTTCATTTGCATCATCATCATCATCATCATCATCATCATCATCTGTATCAGCATCTGCATCAGAATATAATTTATTTAAAATTTTCATATTTTTTTTTTTACTAAATGTTTTTTTACTATCAATAGATTCTTTAATCAATTCAGAATCAGATAATTCATCTAATTCTGAAAGATCTGAAGTTTCATCTAAATCACTCATTTATAATATTAAATAGAAAATACTTTAAATTAGTTCAATTTTATAAAATATATATATAAATTAATTCTCATTTGTTTTCCAAATTTTATTACATAATGTACACATATATATGTATTTCATATTTTTATCATCATATCTTAAATAAATTACTTCATTTACTTTATTTTCATCACTATTTCCAGTGATATCTTGTTCTTCGAGTCCGGATATAATATTAATACTAGAACAGGATTGATTTGGACATTTAATATTATTTGTACGAGGTAATGTAGGATCTAATTTAGTATATTCATTTATATCATGATCATATGCTTTTTCAGAAATAACAATATCAGTTTTAGATACACAAATATTATCTTTATCAATAGGATATTCAGAATTTCCACAATTTCTACAATAATATACTAAATTATCAGAATCTTCGGTCATTAATTTAATATACAACATATTATCACATTTATCGCAAAAATGCATTATACTATATTATATAATACATTTAAATTATTTTATTCAATTTTTCATAAAATATATTTATAATATATAATGAAATTAGGCATTAAATCTATTAAAAATAAAACGAACCCAATTATTATAGCTTCATTTTTAACTGGTATTGCATTAGTTATTTCACAAGCATGGGGACAAGCCATTAAAAAAACAATTTCAATAATAGTTAATAAAATTCTATGTTCTGAATATTTATTGCATAAAGATAAAATCAAACATAAAGAATGTACAAAACATAATTCCCTTATTAGTGTGTATATAAATGCTATATTAACTAGTATTTTAGTATTTTTAATAGTATATTTTTTATTTGGAAATAAAAATCCAAAATATCTACATTAATAATTGCTCGGTATAATTTTTATAAAATTTATCTAAAGAAGTTTTTAGTTTATTATAATGCGTTTTTATTGATAAACTATATACACTAGTAGATAGAATTTCATTTTCTTTATTTTCAAAACTCAATTTAATATCATTATAATTATTTATGAAATTTTCTTTTATTTCATCAATAAATATTTCAAATTCTTCAGGCAAATTATCTTTACTGAGAATTCTATGTATAGCTATATCACCAGTTTTATATTTTATAATTTTATTATAAGATTCTATATCCTGATGTTTTTCAGTAATTCCAGGTTCATTTATTAATGGATTATTATTTAATAAACTACATAAATTTAATAAAATAGATTTTATAGTTTGACATCCGGTCCATTGTTCTCCTTTCCATGTATTTAATAATGATATACATACTTTACCACTTTTATATAAATTAGGATTAAATCTAGTATAACCATCATTTGTATGATATGTAACTTTTGGTGGAGAATGTGGATAATCATAAGGGAATAAAAATTTAAATAAAAAATTACCATATTCATATGGTGTATCTTTTGGACCAATAATTAATGCATAACCAACTAACATATTTTTTTCATCATGTTTATAATAAATTTTATCTTTAGAGAGAGAATTATCTGATAATTCTTTAATATCAGATATTAATCGTTTTACAGTTGTTTTGCTTATAATAACTGTGGACATTAATATAATATAATAGTTTATTTTTAAATTAAGATTAAAAAATTGACATAAAAATATATATAAATAGTAATATAACAATATGTCTATTATAAATGTACCACTTAACGACTATTTAAAACGACATTATATAGAAAAAGGTGTACCACATACACATACACGAATTGGAGATAAAGAAAATAAAATTTCTGGTGGTTCATATTCCATACTTGATGATGAAGAGTTTCTTAAAATATATTATGAAAATGTATTTGTAAAAGGAAATAAAGAATTTTTAACAGAAAAACAATTAATTGAAAATGGACCATTAGTAGTTGATATAGATATGAGATATTCAACGGATATAACAGAGCGTCAACATACAAAAGAACATATATTCGATGGAATTGGTACTTATGCTGATAATATTAGTAAATTATTTGATATAGAAGATAATTTTAAAATCGAAGTATTCATAATGGAAAAACCCAAAGTAAATATTTTAGATACAAAAACTAAAGATGGGATTCATATTATATTTGGTATGGCAATGCATAAAGCAGCACAAATATTTATTCGTGAACGAGTAGTTCCTGAAATATATAATATGTGGGATTTACCTTTAATAAATAGTATGGAAGATTTAATAGATGAAGGAATTACTAGAGGTACAGTTAATTGGCAATTATATGGTTCTAGAAAACCAAATCATTCAGCATATAAAATTACATATCATATAGATTTGGTTTATAATAAAAATAATAATGATTGGAAAATTGTGGAATATGATATAGATAAGTTCAATATAAAAAAAAACTTACATAAACTATCAGTACGTAATACTAATTTTCCAAAAGCACCTATAAAATCTATCTTTATTAAAACAATTGATGATTTAAAAAATAATATACATAAAAAAAAGAAACCTATTAAATTAATTGTTAAAGCTCAAAATATTGAAAATTATAATAATATATCATCTGAAACGGAACTAGATGATGCTATACAAAATATGATTGAATTATTTGAACTATCTGCAACTGAATATGAACTAAAAGAAACTCATCAATTTACAATGATTTTACCTGAAAAATATTGGAATCCAGGATCATATGATAGATGGATTAAAGTTGGTTGGGCTCTAAAAAACACTAGTAAAAAATTATTACCAACATGGCTTAAATTTAGTAGCCAATCTAAAGAATTTAATTGGACTGATATTCCAGATTTAATTGATACTTGGAATAAATTTCAATATGATAATCCCGAAGGTTTAACATCTAGGTCTATCATGTATTGGGCAAAATTAGATAATATTAAAGAATATAATAAAGTAAGAGAAGAAACAATTAGTTATTATATTGAATTAACAATTACACATGTAACAGAATGGGATTTTGCCCAAGTTTTATATCAAATGTGTAAGGATGAATTTATTTGTGTTAGTATTAAAAATAATATATGGTATGAATATATTAAACACCGATGGTACGAGATTGATTCTGGTAATACTCTTCGATTAATTATTTCCAAAAGAATGCATGATATGTATATGAAAAAATCTTCAGATGCGATGAATAATATGCAAAAAATGGATCAAGGAGATGATTGTTATGCATCATTAAGAAAAAGAGCTAATAAATTAGGAGATTTATGTGTTTTATTAAAAAAGACTACTTGGAAAAATAATATTATGAGAGAAGCAAAAGAATTATTTTATGACAAAGACTTTTTAAATAAACTAGATCAAAATCCATATTTATTATGTTTTAATAATTATGTTATAGATTTTAAAAAGCAGGAATATCGAAGAGGTGAACCACAAGATTACATATCAAAATGTACCAATATAGATTATATTCCACTTGAAAATATTAAAGACTCAAAAGATATTGATGAAGTATATGCCTTTATGAAAGAATTATTTCCAAATGAAGAATTACGTAAGTATATGTGGGAACATTTAGCATCTACTCTAATTGGAAATAATGATAATCAGACATTTAATATATATACTGGTTCTGGTAGAAATGGCAAGTCTAAATTAGTTGATTTAATGTCAAAAACATTGGGTGGTTATAAAGCAACTATACCGATTACATTAGTCACACAAAAACGAAATAATATTGGTAGTACATCATCAGAAATAGTTCAATTAATAGGTGTAAGATATGCTGTTATGCAGGAACCTTGTAAAGGAGAGAAAATTAATGAAGGTATCATGAAAGAAATTACTGGCGGCGATCCTATTCAAGGAAGAGCATTATTTAAAGAAGCAGTAACATTTATTCCACAATTCAAGTTAGCAGTTTGTACAAATACATTATTTGATATAAAAAGTAATGATGATGGTACATGGAGAAGAATTCGTGTATGTGATTTTATGTCAAAATTTTTAGAGAATCCATATGAAGATGAAGTTAAATTTCCAAAAGTAGAATATCCATATCAATATAAGATAGATAAGAAAATAGACGAAAAATTTAATAAATGGGCGCCGGTATTAGCATCAATATTAGTAGATATGGCATTTAAATTACAAGGTGTTGTAAAAGATAGTCAAATTGTTATGGGAAGCAGTGATCAATATCGTGAAGGACAAGATTATTTGGCTGAATTTAGCAAAGAAAAAATTAAGAAAGTACAAGGTGGAAAGATTAAGAAAACCGAATTATGGGAAGTATTTAAACAATGGTATACTATCAATTATGGTAGAGGCCTACCAAAAGCAAGAGAAGTTAATGAATATATTGATAAACTATATGGTAAATGTGTTGCTTCTAAATGGTCTAATATTAGCATTAATTATGATGATGATGACGATGATGACGATGATGAATAAATTATAATAATAATAATAATAATAATAATAATAATAATAATAATAATAAATTATAATAATAATTATTATTATTATTATTATTATATTTTTTTAAATATATTACCATATATAGTGATTAAGTAATTCAATAAAAAAGGAAATGCTACATATAAAGCAATAAAAAACCAAGTTAAGATACTTTTATATTTTTGTTGCTTAAAAAAAGGTCCAAATAATATATATAAAACTATTAATGCAAAATATATAATCATTATTAATGTATGATAATATTCGAGATTCTCAAGTTGTTCATCTTCATAATATACTTTTCTCTCATCGGTAAAAACTTTTCTATAATAATTATCGATATCTAATTTTAAAGCTTTATTTTTTTTTAGCGAATCATTATATAATTCTTTTATTCGTTTCTCTGCTAATTTATTTGCAGTATAATGTTCAATATTTTTATTAACATTTCGAGCTACATTATCTAATTGTTTAGTTTTATTATCTTTAAATCGCTGAAATATATTATTATATCGTACTCTTAAAATATTATTATTATAATAATCGTCACTTTTTGCTTCTACATAATATGCTCTTTCTGCTTCATTAATTTGTTCGGGCAAATTAATATATCGTTCTTTATCTGCTTTCCATTTTGATTTTAATTCAACAATTTCTCTCTGTCTTTTACATTCATCATCGCATATAAAACGATTATCAATAGATTTGGTTATTTCATCTAATATATCTTGTGATACTCCAGCTCCTTGTAATTTTTTATTAGTATCGGATAATAATTCGGCATTTGATTGATGTGATGATGTATTACCCATATATTTATATCTATATATAAAATAGATATAAATATCTTTATTTAATAAATTTAAGTATTCGGTGCTATTATACATTTATTATTATGATAAATCTGTCCACTACTGCAACATTCTGGACCCAAACAATCACCTTTTTCTAATAATTTTAAATCTTGTAAATATTTATTGTCCAATAATCCAGATAAGGTTTTTTCATCATGTTCTATTATATTATAATCATTCCCTAAACTAATAGTATGTGATTGATCATATTCATCAAATTGCATATTATCTCTCATATATAAATCAATAATTTTTGATATTAAAAATATTAATCCAATAGTTAAAATAATTATTCCTAAAATGTTAATTATAGTAGATGGAATTAAATCTAATTGTTGTAATACTCCTAAAATTAATAATGGTAAACATAAGTAAATAATATATCTTAATATATTATTATAAGCATTATATTGTTTGCTATAATAATCATTTATTTCTAATAATCTTAAATTATTGCTATTTAAATTTTTATGTTTATTAATAATATTTTTAGATTTATTTAAATGTTTTTCAGTTATTCTAACTAATTCAGATTGATCTTTTAAATCTTGTCTCTCTGTGGAAATATTATTATTTAATATTAAATATATAGAATGTAACTGATTATATAAACCGATACGAGATTGTGATAAATTATTTATTTTACTAGTAATTTCTTTTTGTAAATTGATACTAGAATTATCATTCGGTAATTTTTCTAAATCTAAATATAAGTTTTGTTCTAAAGTTTGTAATGATTTTATATTATTCAGTAATTGTCCCTCATTCATATTAGATGTTGTCATTATATATATATAAACTTTAAAAAACTTTATCTTAATAAGAAACTTTTACTCTTTTAAGACGAGGAAGTATTTCATAATATATTATATATAATAGTAGAATAGCAATAACAATATATACTAATATAGGAACATCATCAGAAATAAATATATAATATGTTAATCCTACAACAATAAAACAAACAATACACCATATAATATATTTTGTATAACTAGACGTTACTCTTAATTCTGAATCAATTAGTTTATTTTGTACTTCTATATTTTGGTTATTAGTAGAAAAATCAAAATTAGTTTTATCATTTTGTAAATTATTTACTGTACTTGAAATATTATTTTTTATTTGAGCTAAGTTAGTTTTTATTGATTTATCTTCAGTCTTTAATTGTTCTATATTTACTAATAATTTTTTAGCTAAATTTAATAATTTTTCATTTAAATTAGATAAATTATCTAATATTTTTGGATCAATATTTAAAGTATTACAAATCGATGATTTAGTCATATCAGTATACTTTGGAATAGTTTTATATAAACTATCATCGAGTACTTTAGGATCACGAAAACATGATTTATTTCGTGTACTCCACATATCAACCGATCCATATATATGTTTTCTTCCTTCAATATCTACCCATGCTTTTTCTGATGTAGATTTATTTTGAATATTAAAACCGGCAACATTACATTCTTGACCTTCTCCCATATTTACACTTTTTATTAGTTTATTAAAATCATCGGCTGGTATAGTAATTGGATTTGATGAACAGGAATTTGAACGAGTTGTCCACGATTGTTCATTTTCATATTTATGTGCAAATCCATATTTATTTATAAAATATTTATCTCCATTATATAATACATTTTTTCCACCATATTTTTGTATAATCGCATTATATTTATTATTATTCATTAATTCTTGCATTAATAATTGATAATTTTTTGTATATAATGTTAATACTTGATTAAATTCAGTATCTAAATTTTTAATATTATCTACATTTGTATTTGTATTATCATTATCAAATCCCTCAAGGCTATTTTTATTATTTAAAAATTTTTCGCCTTGATATAAATCATAATTTTTCATATTACCACAAGTTATATTATTAAACATTTTCTTATACATTACTAATAGAAAATGTTTATGAAATATAATTAAGTATTTCTTTTATATTTATAAATTCCAGTAATACTACAACCTACTATTATTAGTATTAAAATAATATTTTTTATTTTATTTTGATTATAAATATTAGTCTTATCATTTAATTCTCCTTCAATTGCTAAATCTTGATTCTCTAAAGCATTAAAATATTTTAATAATTTTACATTTTGTTTATTTAGTTTAATAAGTTTATTATTAATAGTATTAATAATATTTTGAATATTAATATTTATTTTTTTCAAAATATTTTCATGTATTAAAATATCATTTTCTATTTTTACTAAATGATTAATATTATTTTCGTAAATTTTTAAATTATCTTTATTTGCAGAATCTATTTTATAATTAGAAAAAGCTGTGGAAATATTATTTAATATATTATTATATGTAATATATAAAGAATTAAATTCTTGTATATATTGTTTTGATGTTTTATCAGACATAATATATATATATATATTATCTAAGAACATATTCTATAAAATTTATTTATAATTGCGGTTTTACTTGGTCGTTCAACTTCAAATAACTCACCTGGTCTAATTCCCATAACTTGAGATACTGGATCAAATCTAGAAATATTTGGTATATTACTATTATCATTTATACTATATTTTTTTTTTATCATCGCTGTCTCTTCTGTATTTAATATTCTATGTTTTGGTACTAAACAGTGATCTAATATATTAAATTGTAATCTATTAATATTTAATATTGTTATAAATATACCATCATGCGCATAAACTGATGTTTGTAAATTGTGCAATGTTTCATTTGGTTCATCTTTTATAATAATAATCAAATCATCATTCTTCGATAAAATTTGTTCAATATTGAATAAATCATCTATAAAATCATGTATATTAGAAGGACGAATCATTTTATCTATAAAATATTTTACATACACTTTTTTATTTGATTCATCAGTATTTGTATTTAATAAAAGATCTAATTGATTATTTTGTAGCAATGTATCTATTTCATTTATACTAAATCCTACATAATCTTCTGTTTTATATCCTCTTCGTGTTAATATATTTAATAATATTTCTCGCGATTTATGTACTTTTAATATTTTACTATTTTCTGTCATAATATATAATATTTATAAATAATATTTATATAATTATTATCAATTTTATATATAAAATTATATATTTTCTAATATAATCCAACATTTTTCATTTACTGTATCAGATAATAGTCCTTTTATAATTCTATTTATCATTGTAAATTGGATATTTACTTTGATTTTTCCACCATCATTTACATATTTCTGCATAAGTAAAAATAATTCTTTAATTGGTTCATATGCAATTGTTAATTCTAATTCAGATAATTTATTTATAATAATTCGTATTTCCTCTTTTCTCTCTTCCTTCGTCCTAAGAATAGGAACTTTTTTATTATATTTATAATTTTCTACATTATTTGTATTAGTTTCCTTTTCATTTTTACTTTTTTTACCCATTAAATGATATTATATTTTATTTATAATATTATTTATTTAAAAATATTTATAATATTGACTGTATATTTTTTATAGCTTGTCTTAGTTTCTTTTTATATTCTGTTTCTTTTTCCGATTTAGCACTTCTTCTTCGTCTATTTGCTTCTATAGCATCTATACTACTTAAACCTTTCGGCCATTTATTCGAAGATTTTGGTTGTTTTAAAAGTTTATTACGTAAAGTTAATGCTGATTGAGTACCAGTTATCCGATATGGTACTTTTATCGAACTATTTTGTTTTGTGCCACCACGTCGTTTGTGTAAAGTTTTTCTTCTTCTATATACTTTTCTAGTTTTTCCCATATATATAATATAAAGAAAGAATAATAATTTTAAATTATATTATTATAGTTAAGATTATGATGGATGATTTGATAAAGTCTAAATGCGTTAAAATTGGTAATTTTAAATTAAAAAATGGTGAATATTCTAAATACTATTTTCATATTATATGTGGTATATCCACTAATGTATCATCAATTAATGATCAAAATTATAAAAAACCGGATGATATTGCAAGAGATTATATAATAGTTGGAAGAGCATTATATAATTCTGATAATATAGAAAATGATATACAGCAATATCTTTAATTAAATAGAAATTTACTTTTTCTTTATAGTTTTTCTAATTCTATATACTTTTCCTCCTTTCTTATTCGATTTTTTTGTACGTGTAGGTGTTTTTGTACGTGTAGGTGTTTTTGTACGTGTAGGTGTTTTTGTACGTGTAGGTGTTTTTGTACGAGTTGGTGTTTTTATAATAGCGTCTAAATGATTTAAAATTTGTAATATAATTCTAGTATCACCTTCTTTACTATTATTTATAATATCTTGAACTTTTGCAGCAAAATCAACACCTATTGTACCTCGTCCTTTCTCTTCCAATGTTTTTTCTAAAACCTTATATATTTTATTCCAATTTTTTACCCAATTATCATTAGAATAATGTGCTTTAAAATATGCTAAAAATATAATACCAAAAATTCCACAATAACCGGGATTATATGTATCATTACCTGTATTAATTATATTTTCACCTGTTACTTCTAAATATTTATTAGAAACATCTTTATCATCATCATTATAAATTCTAAATGGTATATGAATCTTACCATTTGGATCAAAAATACTCCAGCCTTCCTTTAAAAATTTACTTTTAACCACTATTATTGAATGTGCATGAGGTCCGGGTTCTTCTATACGAAGTGCTATAGCATCACCATCTTTCATATAATTTATTATACCACCACGACCAATAAAATAATTTTCAGTTTTTTTTTACCTTCTATAACTGATATAGTAGGTGGTTTAATAAAATATTTACTATTATCAGATAATATATATTCCATTGTTGGATTTTTACGACAACATTTTTTGCTTATAGAAAATCTAGACATTTATTATATATATGTTATATAATAAATTAATTAAACTATTAAATTGTCATTATAGTTTGTATAAAATTATGAATAACATAATAAGATTATATTATTATGTTTCTGGTTGAGTTATTAGTGGAGGAGGACCAGAAGTTATTTTAGAACTAGATGTAGATGTCGGAACAAAATAAGATATTATATTACTAATATTACACATTTGATTTAATTGTTCTACCGCATTTAAGCATTTTTCTTTTGTAGATTCATTTGTTTTACTAAGTACCCAAGAATTAGATGCTTGTATTTTATATTTATTACATCCAGAAGGTGCTTTATACCAACATCCTGGTTTTGTTGGTAATGCAGCGTCTCCAGATTCATCATCATTAACTGGAGATGAAAAATCTACTAATCCAGTAGTTTTCTTTGATGGCAATGCTGGACATTCCATTTCAATAGGAATTAAACCTAACGATGCACATTGTTTGTATTTTTGATTGTTTATTGGATTATCCATTGAAGGTCCTAGTGGTGAAGGTCCTGGTGGTGAA